TTTGATAACTTTAAGGTGCTTAAGACCGATGTTACCTACAAGACCTGATTCTAATAATGCTCCCATTTTTAGTATTTGTTTGTTTTATTTATTTTTATTTTTTATTTATCCGATTTTACTCATCAAATCTTTCATTCTTAAGAATTGAGGATTCTCATATGTTTTAGATTCAATAAGAGTAGTTGATGAACCTGAAGAAACATTTTTGTTTAATTTAGTTTCTACTGATTCATTGATCGGTGTACTTTCACTAGTTGATAATTCATCTTTGATCGACTTATAAAGATTTTTTGATTCTTTCAAAGTTTCTACATTATCGAATCTTCTAAGAATGTTAATTTTTTCTTTTTTAGTGGTCGAATGTTCAGTGAACAATCTTGTTGCGTATGCCAAGTTAGAGTTGAAGATTGCAACTTCATTAAGTTTTTCTCTGAAAACATTTAATGCTTTTCTGTACTCTTCATTCTTTTCTCTCAACACATTAACTTCTTCTTGAGTAGATTCTTTTTTAAGGTTTCTATTGTTAGTTATACCTTTTCTAAGACCTTTTGGCCCAAATGCATAACCTCTAGCAGCCTCTTTAGTTTCTTCCTTTTCGAAAGCTTTTCCTCTTAGAGTACCACCTTTTTTGGTTGTAAAATCTTCAGCACCCTCTTTTGTTTCAGCTTTAACAACTTTTGACTTACCATCTGTATTTTCACCTTTAGGGAAAGATTTCGCCTTTGTTGCACTACCAGTTCCATAGGATTTAGGACCCTCTTTTTTCTTTTCGTTGAATCCTCCGGTTTGTTTCTCGTAAGTGAATTTAGGTCCTTTACCAACAATACCTTTAGGTTTTACTGTCGATTTACCTTCTCTAACCGATCTTCTATGGTCGTAAGATTCGTCCAAATCATCATCTCCCATTTCGTCGTCGTCATCATCCATGTCTTCTTCCATTTCAATTTCATACATAACTTCTTCTTCCATGTCGTATTCCATGTATTCGTCTTCCATGTATTCGTCTTCCATGTATTCGTCTTCCATGTATTCGTCAGACTCTTCTTCCATTTCGATTTCGTACATTACCCCTTCTTCTTCTGATTCGAAATCAATATTGTCAACATCTCCTTTAGAGTTGAATATTGTGTCAATCAACTTATTAGTTTCTTCAGAGTCGAAATCCATTTCTTCTAAATCCATTGTTTCGTCTAATTCTTCTTCTTGTTCCTCAGACTCACCAAGCTTTACAAGATATTCTACATCAGCGTCTTCATCACTTAAGTGAATGTCTTCACCGTCTTTTTTAACGATGATTCCATCTTCTTCACCCATAGCTTTGAACACTCTTAGAATTTCTTCGTCAGAAGCGTCGGTCAAATCGATTGGACTTTCTTCAGAATCCATGTCCATGTCCATATCTAGTTCCATGTCCATTTCATCCTCATTATCAGTATCCATGTCAACGTCTTCTGTGTCGTCATCCATATCTACATCTAATTCAACCTCATCTTCCATATCTTGTTCTGATAGAGATTCTTTTACTAACTGATTGATTTCTTCCTTCATTGTAGAAGCAAGTATTCCTTTTGCATTCTGGGCGATAGCTTCTTCAACATTTTTCATTTGAATAAGTGCCTCCTGTACTAAATTTTTATTTTCTTGCATGAAAAAAACTATTTTATTTTATCATATAAATAGTGTCCAAATGAAAAAAATTCATTTTGACAATATTATCATCAAAGATTTATTAAATTTTATATTATAAATACCCACAAAATAAAAAAAGTGGTCAGTCACCTAACCACTTTAATAAAACACTTTTAAATTATTAACTAATAACTTCGTCAATCTTACTTTCAGATACTGAAGTTATTCTCCAATCGTGTGTGAAACCTTCGTACTTTTTAGTTACCTTGGCTTCAACATCAGTTACGGAATAACCGTTAACCAATTTTTCTTCTCTTACCTTTTTGATCTTTCCCGTGTTCTCATCAGGGAAATCATACTGAATTTTTGCTACAAAATATTTCTCGTCCATAATTTTATTTTCCCAAAAAATCGTTCAATTTTTTCATTAAGTCAACTGACTTCTCAACATAATCATTCCCCCCCTTAGATTTTTTTTCTTCTTCCAAATTTTCCTCATATTTGCTTCTTTCATCAGGATTTGAAAATAGATAAGCTCCTGGTGTGGATGGAGATGAAACTAAGTCAAAACAAATCAGTTCAAAATCATCTTGTACTTCATTTCTTTCACCCACTTTCTTTAAAGATCCAACTCCCCTTGATGAAATCCCCAAAGTAACACCTTGTCTCATCAAGTTAGCAGCCTGATCTCCTTTTGTGGACACAATCCCTCTTTCATGAAATCCAGGTGAAGTCAATAATTTTAACTTACCCATCAAAATATTTTTATCCCACCAAATATCCGTAATTATGTGAGAAACACGATCCAAATCAATAAGTGAAGATTCAGGGTGATTTAATTCAGATGTTGACAATCCTTTTGCAATTGCTTGTTTGTATCGATCGGCTTCTCTTTTCAATATCCTTTCAGGATATGTTCGTCCATTTCTGTTTGGAGTGTCATACTTCTGTAAAACAGCATAAAACTCAAATGGATTTCTATAATCCATATTTGAAGCTTCTTTCAAAACTTCTATATTCTGAGCGTCCTTTGGGGATACATAACCAGCATCCATTTCAATAAGAATACCGTGACCAAGTTCGCTAGCTTCTAAAATTCTTAAATTTTTCATTTAATATTTTTTTAGATAAATATATAGAATTAGATTGTTTGATCGGAAATGGTCTTTTTGGAGATGGAAAATTCAAAATATTGATTGGAGTAAACATTGTTCTGATAAATTGATTTGACAATGTTTTTCACAGATTCCTTTATTTCATATGATCTGAAATCTGTATTTACGGACGTAAAAAGATTGATTTCTAAATTGAAAAAAGATTTTTTCCCTTTGGAAATTCCACTTGTTCGTAAATCTAAATCGACAATATTTTTGTCCAAAAATATTTTTTGGTCAAGTGATTCAGTTACTGAATTTTTTATTTCTCTCCCCAAACTACTTACAACACGATTCCAATTATGGTCATCATTTTTTGGGGTAACCCACGATTGTATGTTAATATAAATTGATTTTAGGTTCTTCGAATCAACTGTCCCATAGACAGACTTGATTGGGTTGAATAGGTTAAGTTTGACACTTTTACCTTTTTTCATTTGGATAATTTTATGTAAGTTTATTTTCTTACAAAAAATATAGATATAAAATCACCTCATGTCAAAATTTTTTATATCTTTGTTGATATTTGTAATATATGTTAATCGTAAAAATAAAACAAGGAGAAAGTATAGAGAAAGCTCTCAAGATTCTCAAATCAAAAGTGGTGAAAACAAAACAAAATCAAATTTTATTTGATAATAGGGATTATACAAAAAAATCTGAGATCAAGAGAGCTAAGATTCTTAAGGCTAAGTTTGTTCAAAAAAAGAAGGATAAATCAAATTGATTGTTCCAAATTTTTCAGTTTCAAAAAATTTAATTGATCAAATTTCTCTACCTTGATTTTTTCGATTGTTTCTGAAATTTTTGATTTAATCTCTTCGGATTCTTCACTACTTAATATATCACTTAACTTTGAAATTGTATTTTCTTTGATTGTTTGGAATTTCGTTTCCAACGTATGAGTGTCTTCAGACACAATCTGAAAAAATTCCTTTTTAGTATTCTCATCCAAAGATTGGATATAATTACTAATTGTTTGATTAGCAACTGCAACCATTGAACTTATTGGAATATTGACACTTTCTTTTACGGTTTCCTTTTGGGACGACACTACCTTGATGACATTTTTTTTCGCCTGAACTCTTTCTAATAAATCTACATTTTTGTTGTAAACTAATGTATCAATATCGGCATATTTGTTTTCGACTTTTGACAATGAAGTTGGTAATTTGATCGCTGGTAAAATTTTGTTCAACAAGCTTACCCCCTCTTCAATGAAAATTTTGGAATCCTGTTCATTCAATCCTTGGGGAGAACTCAGTTGATCGTATATCGCATACGCTCTTGACATAGATTTATTACTCAAAACATTGTGTTTGAATTCTCTCAGGCTCTTTTTGAATTCTTGTTCGTTTTTGTAGGATTCTAAAAGATTGTTTTCTATCAGGGATTTTATGATTCCAAAAGTCATTTCTTATATTTTTTTGCTATAAATATTAGGAATTTAATAACTTATCCAATTGTTTTGAAATTTCTCCTAAATAATCTTGTGCTTGCCCCAAATTTATTATTTCCGACCCCTCTATCATGTTGGTTTCAACTAAA